TCCATGAGTTTCGCGAGAAGACCATGCGGCAGGACGCGGACGACGTCATCGACAGCGGCACGGGGTCGGCAGCATGAGCCTCATCTCGCGGATCTACCACATGGGGAGCGGACCGGCCCCGGCAGGCGAGCAGGCCGAGGCGCGGAACCTGCAGGCCTACCGAGACGCGTGGCAAACGCGCGGGCTCGCGGTGTTTGATGTGGACGCGATCGGAGACGAATGGCTGAGGCGGACGATCGAGGCCGAGGCGGTGCGGCGGTATGGGCAGCGGAAGGCAAGGGGGCAGTAATGGGCAAGGGCGACAAGCGCGGGAAGACCAAGACGCCGCCGCCGGGGATCCCGGCGCTGGCGGCGGTGCATGGTTCGGCGAAACAGGCGAGGGACAGGGGGCGGTTCGTGAAGCAGGCAGAGGACGCGCCCCGGGTGGCGCTCACGGCAAGGTGCCTCCGGTTCGGCATCACGCCGACGCAGGACGCAAGGCGCGCGCTCAGCGGGCAGCACGCGGGCTCGCAGCTGGGCATGGTCATGATGCGGGAGTGCGAGGCGCCCGAGGAGCTGGCCCGGCTCTGGACCTGCTGGCAGGGGTTCTGCGCCGCGGAGCGTACCTACCGCCTGCGCTACATGGGCCAGTCGGGCGATCCGAAGGGCGCGTCGATCGCGGTGCCGACCGATCGGATGGAGACCGACCAGCACCACACCGTCGACGTCCGGACCCCCGACCAGAAGGACCGGGATGCCGTCAACAACTGGATGCGGTGGCGCGGGTACGTGGGGCACCTGTCCGCCCGGGAGGCCACGGCCCTGCACGAGGCGGAGCGGGAGAACGGCAAGCCGGTATGGGAAGACCGCCGCCCCACGGCGCACGGGCTGGCGGCCTACCGGGCCTTGGTGGCGCTGGCAGATGTGGTGGAGAAAGCGGGCAAGAAGAGCACGGGTTGACACCGCAGCAGCTTCTACCGTATCCATAATGCGAGAGCACAGACGCGCCCGGGGGAGACCTTGCGGCGCTTTTTTCGTTTCGGGATCGTGAATGGGCGGGCAGACCCTCTGCATCATCGTGGCGGGGGCACTGTTATAACAGTTCAGCGTGAACGCGATGTGTTTCGGTGTCCGCAAGCCGCGGCGACGGTTCGCCAGCTGGCAGAGCAGATGCAGAACCCGCCCCGGGCGCATCCTGCGGGCCTGGAGGTGAAGGGGCGGGCGTGAGGCTGGGCGTCTTGGGAAGGGAAGGCCCTGCGAAGAAACAGGGCCTTCCTTAGCTCAGCGCGCGCTGCGACCGCGCGTCACCAAACCTGCTTTAGCGCTTGTCTGCGGCGGCTGCTGCCTTGCCGTCGGAAGCGTTAGTGGAGAGCTTATCCCAACCAGCGGAAGCATTGCTGGACTGGTTGTTGTCCGACAGACGGGCCGCATCGCCGACCTGCGGGTGAGCCGCAAACACGGACGTCGATGTGATGAGAAGGGCAGCTGTCACGAGTGCGATTTTTTTCATGGGTCTGGCTCTTTCTATTGTGGTTGAGCCGTATACACGGATGGTGCATCGGAAAAGTTTCAGCACCTGACACCGCAGCGGGTTGCCGTTGGGGAAATCCGCAGTGAGCCTCACAACCACGACGCGACCGGCACCCCGTCGCGGGTTGAAAACATAACACCCCATCCGCGACACACGACGCCTTAAGGGCGAACAACCGCGGCGCGGGCATCTCAAAGGCGCGCGGGTCCTTCCCGCGAGGTTTTTGTATGAGGGTGGGCGTAGCTCGGAAGTTTCCTAGCGACAGGCGAAAAATCGCATTTCGTTTCGCAATCTGACCGCCCGGGAGGCCTCATGGCAAAGACGACTTGGCCGGCTGACAAGATCGTGCGCCGGAAGGTCGCGAGCCTTGTCCCGTATGCTCGAAACGCTCGGACGCACTCCGAGGAGCAGGTCGCCCAGATCGCGGCTTCGATCCGTGAGTTCGGGTGGACCGTCCCGGTGCTGCTTGACGAAGCGGACGGGATCATCGCCGGGCATGGTCGCATCCTGGCGGCGCGCAAGCTGGGGATCGATGAGGTCCCGTGCATGGTCGCGGTCGGCTGGTCGGACGCGCAGCGCCGGGCCTACGTCATCGCGGACAACAAGCTGGCTCTGAACGCCGGCTGGGACGAGGCGCTGCTCGGGCTCGAGCTTGGCGAGCTGCGGGACGCGGGGTTCGACCTGCAGCTGACCGGCTTCGACGGCGAGGAGCTGGACCTCCTGCTCTCGCAGGAAGAGGCGGCGCAGCCGGGCCTGACGGATGATGATGCCGTGCCGGATGTTCGGGGGCCTGTCGTCTCGGCGCTCGGCGACGTCTGGATCCTCGGGGACCACCGGGTGATGTGCGGGGACTCGACCAACCTCGCATCGGTCGAGGCGCTCTGCGCGGGCGAGGTGGACGCCTGCTGGACCGACCCGCCCTATAACGTGGCCTACGAGACGAAGGCCGGAAAAATCCAGAACGACAACCTCGGGGATGCCGAGTTCCGCCAGTTCCTGCGGGACGCCTTCGTCTCGGCCTTCGCGGTGCTGCGGAAGGGCGGCGCCATCTACGTCGCGCATGCGGACACCGAGGGCTACAACTTCCGGGGCGCCTTCCTGGAGGCCGGGTTCAAGCTGTCGGGCTGCCTGGTGTGGGTGAAGAATTCGCTCGTCCTCGGCCGGTCCGACTACCAGTGGCGGCACGAGCCCATCCTTTACGGGTGGAAGCCTGGCGCGCCGCATCGCTGGTTCGGCGGCCGGGCCAAGACCACCGTGTTCGAAGCCGAGGATGTGCCGTTCGTCGTGATGCCGGATGGCTCGGTGCAGATCGAGGCCGGCTCCTCAACGCTCCGCATCTCCGGGACCGACCTGCACGTCGAGGAGTTCGTCGGCTCGACCATCCGGGTCGAGAAGCCGAAGAAGTCGGCGGATCATCCGACGATGAAGCCGGTGGAGCTTGTCCTCGACATGCTCAAGAATTCGTCGCGCCGCGGGGACGTGGTGCTGGACCTGTTCGGTGGCTCGGGCTCGACGCTGATCGCCTGCCACAAGTCGGGCCGCAAGGCGCGGCTGATGGAGTTCGAGCCGCGCTATGCCGACGTGATCATCCGGCGCTGGCAGGAGTTCACCGGGCAGCACGCCGTCCTCGAAGAGACGGGCGCGCTGTTCTCCGAGGTCGAGGGGGCGCGGTGCAAAGCCGCCTGATGAGCGGCGTCGAGGCCGTGGTGAATTTGGCGGTCGGCTACCTGGTGGCGGTCGCGGCGACGTTCTTGATCCTGCCGGCCTTCGGCTATCCAGTCTCGGGGTCCGATGCGTTCGGCATCTCGGCGCTGTTCACCGTGGTGTCGCTGGTCCGATCCTACGTCCTGCGGCGCGTGTTCTCCGGGCTCGGGCGATGAAGAAGGGGACGCTGGCATGAGCGCGGGGACCTATCCGATCTCGGTGATCGCGAAGCTGCTTCTGCTCACCGAGCGGCGCATCCAGCAGCTGACGAAGGAAGGCCATCTGCCGAAGGGCGAGCGCGGGAAGTACGAGCTTGTCCCGGTGGTGCAGGCCTACGTCCGCTACCTGCGGGACCGGGCCATCGCCGGGGACGCGGCCGGCGGCGAGATGGACGATAAGCGCCGCCTGGCGAAAGCGCGCGCGGACATCGCGGAATTCGAAGCGCAGCGGCTCGCGCATGAGCTGGTGCCAGTCGATGAGGTCGAACGAGCATGGACGGAAATCACGGCGCGGTTCCGCGCTCGGGCGCTCGGCGTAGCGCCAAAGGCGGCGCCAATGGTGGCGATGGAGACGGAGACCGAGGCCTGCCACGAAATCATCGAGACCTTCGTCCATGAAGCGCTCGCGGAGCTTGCCTCGACCGAAGTTGAGGACCGCGATGCAGCTGGTGCCGGCGGTCCGGGCGGTGATGCGGGCGGCGGCGCCGCCTCCGAAGCTGACGATCTCGGAGTGGGCTGACCGCTACCGAAAGCTGTCGCCGGAGGCCTCGGCCGAGCCTGGCCAGTGGATGACGGCGCGCGCGGAGTACCAGCGCGGGATCATGGACGCGATCTGCGATGCGGGCGTGGATTCGGTCGTGGTCATGTCCTCGGCGCAGGTCGGCAAGACCGAGGTCCTGAACAACGCGGTAGGCTTCTACGTCTCGCAGGACCCGGCGCCAATCCTCATCCTGCAGCCGACGCTGGACATGGCGGAGACCTGGTCGAAGGACCGCCTGGCGCCGATGGTGCGGGACACGCCGGCGCTGCGCTCGATGATCGCGGATCCGCGCGCTCGGGATTCGGGGAATACGCTGCTGCATAAGCGGTTCAACGGCGGGCATATCACGATGGTCGGCGCGAATTCCGCGTCCGGCCTCGCCTCCCGTCCGATCCGCTGCGTGTTCGCGGACGAGGTCGATCGCTATCCTTCCTCGGCCGGGACCGAGGGGGACCCGGTTTCTCTCGCGGTCAAGCGGACCACGACGTTCTGGAACCGGAAGATCGTTCTCCTCTCGACGCCTACCGTGAAGGGCGCGAGCCGCATCGAGTCGGCCTATCTCGAGTCGGACCAGCGGCGGTTCCTCGTCCCTTGTCCCGACTGCGGGGAGGAGCAGCGTCTGGTCTGGTCGCAGGTCCGATGGGCGGAGGGCGAGCCTTCGACCGCTGAATACGCCTGCCATGAGTGCGGCTCGCTCTGGAACGACGCGCAGCGGTGGAGCGCGGTCCGGCGCGGCCGGTGGGAGGCCTCGCGCGAGTTCCGCGGCATCGCCGGGTTCCACCTCTCGGAGCTCTACTCGCC